GTCTTGAGATACTCTCATAATATAATGGTACTTACAAAAATAATTCGGTATATGGGTCATCCATGTTGGTAACCACTTTTGACTAAATATCAAGGCTCCTCGCCACCACCACCAACGATAAAAACCAAATGCTAGAGTGTGGTAGTAAAGGGACAAACCTTTTTTCGCATAGCAATGCCAACAAAAGGATGGAAATAAACCACCCCCTCGGGTGCAGTACGAAAACTTAAAAACATCAAAAATAATTCCATGTATTTCATGATCACGTTCAACACTACCGAGACTGTTGGTGGTACCTGAAGAAGCACTCGAGTCAGATTGGGAACTAGACCAATACTCAGCTTCAGACGGATCTCTAACATCGTTAGTCCAATATTCTGTACTATTAGATGAACTTCGAGATTCACTCTCCAGATCATTCACATCAAAATGGTCTGCATCATATTGATCCACCCATGCTTCATTATTCCATTGACCCCACCCTTCCTCTTCGGCATAAGTGATATTCTCATTATACATACATACATCACCACCGACAATAAAGTCACGGTAACGCGGATTTAATTCACAATATTCACATTGAGCTTCACATTGACATGCTGTCATTGGTAAATGGCAGATAGTACACAGAGTACATGCACACCCTGAAGATGGTAAATGGCAAAGTTCACAAATAGTAACTTTTCCCAACAAATCTTCTTGTGCAGCTGCCTTTTTCTGTGTTTCCTCATGTTGTAAGGCTGTTTCAGAATACCACTTAATAAACTCGTATATATCGCATGTACAAAATAAGGTTGTAATCCGCGCACGGTTACGATTTTGCCCATCACCCGCACACGTCACTACCTTAACATAAATTTTCCAATAATTTGGATAATCAACAAAAGTAGCAGGCAGTTTAGAAGGATCTAACATCTTTCCATCAGCAGAAGCATATTGTGGTAAAGGTACGATCTCAATAATATATTTCAATCGCCTTTGAATAGCTAAAGGGCAGGAAAAATAAGCCGTAGCATTCAAATGCTGAGTATTAGTTGTAGCTATAACTAACTCAGCTTTCATAGGTGTTCTTCCCTTGTCTGCCAAATCCGCTTGATTCGGTACAAAGGAAATGTTGTTAACCACTTGCAACATTTCTGTTACAGATGGATCTAGTCCCTGATCAGGCTTAAGAAAAGCAATATCATCGAGTATCACGCACCACATGGAACTATGGAATCCATCCCAAAATTCACTATTAGCGTTACGAGTATAAATATACTCATCGCCTTGTGGCAACTTAAATAATTTAGCATAATGCTTAATAAGTATCTGGGTGAAAAAACTTTTACCCACGCTTGATCCTCCAAAGAGTAATAATCCAAACGGTGCTGCGCGTGAGGCCTGAGCTGTTCGCTTAGTTATCACAACCGCTTTGGTGAACCTAAGATCATCCAAAGCTTTCCTATAAACATTTTGTTCTACAATGTGACACGATGACATGTTACGCACAATATTAGTACCTATGTCAATCGCATCGTTCAAATCCGCTACGAATTCGAACCATGTAAAACCATGTGGTTCGGGATTAGACAAAAAGTTGGCACGTTGTTTAATTAACGTAACTTTTTGCATCCAAGCCTGGGCACCTGAGCAAGAGGTAAACAATTGACTCAAGTCTCGAGAGCCGTAGATTTCTCGTCCTTTTTGATAAAGAAATAGAATACTATCGACTAGTGATAATGCAAATCCCACCTTGGAGTTGTATTGTAAACGGCTCTCCTCCTTTTCAGCTTTGGAAAAGATCAAACTTGAAAAGTCATAATTAAACACTTTGGTGTATCCAAATGAAATGGTATACATCAACAATTTATAAAATTTCTTCCCAAATTCAGTATTTTTGATACCATTGAGGATATCAATCATTTTCCGAAGCGATTCGGTGTATCCACTTTCCTCACCGACTTGGTAGGTCATCTTGCCAGTATATAAGAAATTCATATAACGACTTTTTGCTCCACTAGAGCAAAATAATTTTCCAAGTTCATATAGGTCAGTGGCACCTAATTCCCATTTTCCTATTATTCTTGTAACAAATTCTTCTATCAAAGATATATTTTCATA